ATTTCTCTGCATTTTTAGATTGCATAAACTTTTTATCTGCCGTTCTTGATTTGATATTAACCACTTCACCATCTTTATAAAAAGGAAATTGAATCCATCTATTATTATAACCTATCTTTTCAGCATCAACTATAGCCTGAGATATACCACGATCCTCAAACCATTTATAAACTTGTTCAGGCAATTCTGTTTTTGGTGGATCAGGTTTAACAATTGGCTTAGAAATTGTTAAATGTTTAACAATTTTATTCAATGATCCTTTCCAACCACAATGGTGGCAATGCCACACGCCTTCATCTATATTAACTGATAGACAAGGGTCAGAACCTTTTTTTCTAGTATGTGAACACTTTGGGCATTGTGTTTTTTCTTGCCCACTTGTATTTCTTACTGATATTCCATTCTCCTCAAATGTCATTACTTACCTCTTTTTTAAATTGCCAGTTTGCTTTTAGTTTTACAGATTTTATGTACTGATTCATACTCCACTTTTTAGCCTCTTCAATTGTTTTATAATACTCCATCTTATCGCAGTTGTAGTAATAGTATTTATCATTTCCTTGAATAATAGGCTGAATATCTGCAAAAGTTTCATCAATGTAATCATAATCAATAGTTCCTATGTGTTGCCTATATTTATCATAACAAGATTGAGCATAAATTTTAACTTCTGCCATTGTGCCGTTATTTTTATTTCTTCTCTTTTCTTCACCCCATTTTATACTATCAACTTTACTTTTAATAAATTCTCGTTTCTCCATTACTTACCTCCTTCAACTGATATTATTGTAGCTTTTTTCCAACATTGTCCTAATTCATCATCCCCACTCATATCATAATAATTTGTATTTCCAAGTATTTGTTTTTTTGCTTTTTTTCTAGCATCAGTTTTACTAGTCGCATCATCTACATAAATAGTCTTAAGAGTATATGATGGAATTTTGATTACTACTTCAAATTCTTTTTCCATTACTTACCTCCTTTATCTATGTAACTTGCGTACATATTTGTAAACTTTGCTTGACCATTAGGTGCTTTATCTCTTAACACTCGTAAGGAATAGCATTTAGACGCCCAAAATGTATCCTTAACAAGCCAATCTATTACACCCCTTACCTTATCCTCACCCCACTTATCAATCGTCAGTAAATCGAATAAAACATTGATACTGCCATTAACTAGAACTGTATCTTTAAACCAATCTGATTTTATAATTTCAGGATAGTTTTTATTTTGAGTTGAATAAAAATTATTAACAATTTTCTTTAAATATAATAATTGATTTTCTGTGATTTTTTTATTGATAGGCAAATCTTTTTTATGATTACTATAGATATATTGTATATCATTATTATTATATAATAATGTACCTCGTTCCTGATCACCATTACTAGCTGTATTTGGCACTAGATCACTATCTGATGTATTAGCCCTATCTCGTTTTTGAGCATGGGGTATATCTATTTGATTGTTTACCCCTACTCGTATTTGAGGTAGGGTCAAGGCAATATATCTTTTTATAAATTTATTTGTTTTTTTCTCTTGCTCGATTACAATATATAATAAATTTGATTCTCTTAAGGTCGTAATTATTCTGCTTATGGTTGCCCTTGAGATATTTAAAACTCTCATAAAATAAGAATTATTTTTTATACAATAACCATCTTGTTCTATATTAGCTGTAATTTCTGCATAAACTAATTTAGCCATAGGTGATAGTTCTTTGTTGTGCCTAATATAAGATGGAATGTATCCATAGTATCCAAACTTCATGTGTTCTCCTTTATAAAAGTGGAGGGGAGAAAAGGAAATAACCCCCCTATGAACCCACTTGTTAATATTTTATCCTTTTTAGGCATGGTAAGATAATACATTTACACCTTATCTGCAATAGGTTTTACACACCTATTATAATAATCGCATTTATTACCATCAGCCACTAAGCAAGGTTTACCTTCAAGTTTAGAATCAACCTTCTGCTGAAGTTTGCCACCAATTATAACACCGATACATTTATAACCTACATCATAATTAGCGCAATATTTCTTAACCTTGCCTTTCTCCGAGTTATCAATATTATTCATTTTTAACACTTGATTAACCCCTTATTTTATTGTTATATTGTGGGTTGAATTGCAATAATAACAGGATTGATTTTTCTTCCTGAAATTTTACAAGCTCTTTTCCACATTGGATGAGATAATAAATTAGCTTTTTTTAGATCGTTTACTCTTCCACTAACTGCATTTATCTCAATACCAGTTATCGATTGTATTTCTCTTAAAGACATCCCTAAACCTCTATCGTGATTTTTAACACAGTTTAATATAACTTGTTTTTGGTTTTTGGATATACCTTCTTTTTGTATTTGCTTATAAGCAAGTCTGCTTGTATCTTGCATTTATACTCCTTTAGGCTTGTGCCTCGTTTTCATTTGAATAAACATCAAATTCTTTATTTAAGTCATCAACTTTATATTCTTGTATCATTTTTCTAAGAACATCTAAATACCTTTCTACTGTATCTTTATCTGTTTTAAAAAAATGAACATAGTGACTTGCTAAAACATGCTTTAGAACCATTGGGATGGCATTAACCTCTATATCTTTTTCTATTGCATCGGTTCTTTTTTCCCATTTTTTCAATACATCTTGTACCATATCTGACAACATGACGATTTCTTTTTCATGGCTTATATATTCTTTTTTCATTTATATTCCTTTATTTATAAATTGTTAAAGTTTAACAATTTTGTTTGACTAGTTCGTAACATATTATATTGCCGTACATTGATTTTTTATAATTACTTCCATCACATTTTAGGCAATCTTTTTTCTCTTTTCCATAGCTTGGAAAATCTTCGTAAAATATAACAACACGATTTTTAGCAACATAATTTCTAAGTATAGTTTGCTCATAACAAGTATTACATTTAGTACAATACTTAATATTACTGTCTGCTAATTTAGAATCTGAATTGCATTTTGACTTAGGCGTGGAATGATATTGGTCATATTGATTATGATAATAATAATAATCTGAATCATCATAATATAAAACATTGTCATTCATTGCTAATTTAGTTCTACTCATCATCAACCCCCTCTAAAAAAATATTATAATCATTGGCTACTTTTTTTAATAGTATTTCAGTATAATATCTTTTATCTTTATTCATTTCCAATGTATAACCCATTGTAAATAAATATTCAATCGCCTCTAGACATTGCTTTTTAGTTACTTTGTTTTTCATTTTCTCTCCTTTGAAGCCTCAAAGCCTCATTTCTCCAATAATCAGTATTTCTCATTTCTCTTTCATACTTATATTGAAATATATTACTTTCTGATTTTATATAAGCTACAGCATAAAGTAAAGCCGTAATTATAATCGCAAATATTAAACTCATATTATAACCTCTTTATTTGAATTTGAAATTAATAACCCTAAATATAAATGTCAAGCAAAATATAAAGGGTTAAACTTACATAGGTAATTATACCTACCGATCATAGCACTAAAAACTTCAGTTTTACCATCATAACATTTATAAAAACCTTCAGTAATTTTTTCAACTTTTATACCATGGTTTCTTAAATCTTTTAAGATTCCTTGCGTATTTTTTTTGGTCAAAATTCGTACTTTCATTTTATAACCCCCTATTTATAACAGCATATAAAGTGTTTGGTCTATTATAAACCCTCCATTCAATAGGCTGTAAATTATTTAAAATCCACTTTTTACACTCACTAAAACCACCATCAAACCATTTATAATAATGAGTATCATTTTTATTATTGAAAATATAAACTTGCATATTTTCTCCTTTTATTTGTTTTTTTTGTTAAAGTTTAACATTTTAAAATATTATTCTTATTAATAAACTGATAGGGAAAATATATAAAATATATATTTCTATTATTTTAATTAATTTTTTCATGCTACCTCATTGTATTGTTATTAAATCCTATTCATACCCCAAAAGCCCCTAAAAAGGGGCAAAATCGAGGTTTTATGCTGTTAGGCTCTAATGGTATACTAACCCAACTTTATTGCTTTTATTATGCCATTTAGTGGCGTATAAATCATAGTTACTTGAATCTTTATAGCCAGCTTTTTTCATGTCTTTTAAAGTTTTAAAAACTTTTGAATGTCTATCACTATTTTTAATTAAATGTTTTTGCTTGCCTCCATCACTGAAAATAAAATCATAGTTTTCAGGGATTTCATTGTTTTTATACATTTTTTGTATTTGGTTTACATTATTTGTATAAGAATAAAATTTAACATTTGGCAATTTTTTTGCAATTTCTAGCCATTTATTTAAATACTCTTTTGAATAATAATCACCTGAATCATGAACCCTAATATAATCAGCTTTCTTTTTTATAATCTCTTTTGCCATTATTTGAGAAAAATCATTTTTCATTGTAGCTTGCAACCTGCGTTCAAATGCTGGTGAAACATTAGACCAAATATACGCACCTTTTTTAGCATAGCAATACTTGGCACATTCACCAGCCAAGGGACATGTAATTTTTCCAGTATTCGATTTTAAAGCTGGTATGCCAAAATTAAATACTTTTTTATTAAAATGCTTTGAGGTTTTTTTCAATTTACTATTCTGTGTTAACATGGTTTTTTTCCTTTTTATTTATTAAATGAATTTTGAAAAATCATAACCTGATGATATTTTACTAGGTTTATTTTTCTTTTTTTGTATTTTATCAAATTTATACAATGCATATACCTGCCGTTTACTTCCTCTGCTCCAGTCTTCTATAATTCCATCTCTTAAGGTGGCAACATGTCCATCTACATTTAAAACAAATGTTCCAATTTCAGGAAGTAATTTAGGAGCGTTATTGATGGTTAATGAAGTTAATCGATTTAAAGGTTTATTAGTGATTTTTAAACCCTTTCTATTTCTATAGTGGATTATTCCATTAACCGTAATAGGTGTGTAGCAATCAGCAATGTAGTTAAAATTACTTGCTATGCTTCGAAAATGTTTAATAAAGGGGAAACCATGATTTTTTCTTCTACCTAGCTTAGAAAGGCATTTTTGAGCCTCTATGAATGGTACCTGACAGGCTATGGCTGTAGCAACTACAGTACAAGAACCCCTGTCATTTAAATAGCTATCTTCATTCTGAATTTGATTATATGTGATCATATTTTTTTCCTTTATTTGGTGGGTAGGCTGGGAATCGAACCCAGCAAAAACCATTTACCCGAAATTGTTAAACTTTAACAATTTATATTAGTTAGAGCCTCTAAAACTTGCTCTTTTGTAGCCTCATGTTTTTTGATTAATTCCATTAAACCCTCTTCTAATGTTTTCTCTTTAGTTTTTGGCTTTTCCTGAATTACTACAACGAATTTACCATAATCAGACTCGTTAAAATTACCCTCGTAAATTCCATTTTCATTATCTATCATTGAATTGTTTACTTTTTTAACAGTAATGGAATGAGTTTTTTGCCTGCCGTTTAATAGTTGTTCCTGAGATGCTTTAGCTTTAATAATGGTTTGCAATTGCTTTCTAATAAATCGTTTAACGTCTGTTTTTAATTCCACATTATCAGATTCCATTATTTTATTAAAGGTTTCAGTTAACTTAGTTTGGTTTTTTTCATTTCTGTGAAAAATATCAGCTTTAATAGTAGCTGTAATTTTATCCAAAGATTGCTGAGCAATTACACCATATTCTAAAACATCATTAATTTGTGCTTTAGTTGGTTTTTTAAATGAATAGGTAGTATTTGGCATTTGAGCCTCCGTATTTGATTTTGATTTAATTAACATGGTTTAACTTATTTCTATTAAATTTTAGAATCAAGATTTTTTTTGTTAAAGTTTAACAAAATTTTAACAGCTTAAAAATTGTATAAAGGTTTTGAATATAGATGGATTTATTTAAGAAGCAAGTTTTTTTTAAGATTTTTTTCTTATTGCGAATTAATTTAGATCATGATCTGTATTTTATGGCAATTTTGCTCTAATTCTCTCCTCTTGAAACTCTGATGACGGCTAGATCAGAGCCTTTAACGAATGAATGTATGATTACTTAAAATGTCTCGGATTTGGGGCAATTTAGAGCCAAATGCGATCTGATGATAATGAGTCTCAACAAGGGGGGAACAACTAAAACAGTATATGAAGCAAGCACAAATTTATTTTATTTTTTAAAGTATTTTATTTTACATTTTGGATCATGGTATTTTTTGTGGTGACGCTTTTTTTCCCACTTATACAAGTAAAAAAAAGTCCTCAAGTTAAAAAAGTTTTTGTCAAGTTTTTGAGAATGGGTCTCATTATCGATTGATTTAATGAGCGTTTTGAGCGTTATTAAAATGTAAATCGCTCAAATCGTGCATTTTTAGGGGCATAGGCGTATGAGCGTTATGAGCGTTTTGTTAATTGCCATTCCCCTCAAAATAAAAGAAAAGAAACCCTAACCCAATGTCGGAAAAAATATTTGAAAAGAAAGTCCAATAAAACTTCGTTTTATGTTATATCGTATAGTAGTAGTTATGCCTTATTTGGATTTAGATGCAATATGGTAATAAAGTCTCTTGTATAAAAGTACCAAATGGTTGTATAATATACCATAACTTAAAAGGACTATATGAAATGAGTGTTAATTTACCAACTAATTGGAAACCAGAAAAAGCCAGAACAATAGACTTGCTTGTTTCCAACCCTAATACAAAAATGGAAGAGTTAGCTAATGAGGTGGGGGTTACTAGAGCAACAATTCATAACTGGATGAAAGACCCTGAATTTGTAGAGGTTTTCTATCAAAAATACATGGTTACATTTGGAGCTAAACTACCTACTGTACTACAAAGTATGATACGAGAGGCAGAGGCTGGAAATGTACAGGCTGGTAGATTAGTGCTAGAACATTCAGGTAAACTGATTAAAAGAGTAGAGGTTGCCAATAATCAGAGTCCATTTGAAAAGTTCTTAAATACTCAGGCATCAGAAATGCAAGAAATTGCTACTATTGATGCAGAAGTAGAAGAAATAGAACCTGAGTTTAAAGTGTTGCCAGAAAGACCTATAATTCCTACAAAATCTATTTCTAAACAAAAAGAAATGAGGCAGTTGAAAGCAAAGCAAGCAAGAAACAAAAAAAGACGAGATGCTAGGCATTGGAGAGAGCGAGCAGAAGCCGTAGGGGTGGAAAAACCAAAACAAGGTAGACAAACAAAAGCTCAAAGAAAAATGTGGCAGGACAAAATAGAAGCAAGAGAAAAAGCATTAAATATTAAGCCTAAGTTTCAGGAATAAGGTAGGGTTTAAGTGATAAATGCCTTTTAAATACAATTCTAGTAATGTTTAATGTTCTAAATTGAGGTACTATATATTACATATATAGATAGTATATATCTATTAACTATGTCTTTTTTTTGAGCATAGGTAGTTTTAGTGCTGTTTTTACAGAAAATGACTTACATTCAGGGCATTGTTCTTTATTCGGATCAAACTTAACAGAAATTACTTCCCAAAACCAATTACAATTAAGGCATAAGCATTGCATTATTTTATATCTAAGCATTAAAAACTTAACTCTCTCCCCAGATACCTAAATCTCCTGAATGTTTAATTAACTCTTCCCAAACCTCAATATTAACTTCTGTTTGTGTTTTTTTAGCAGTTTTTTGTACTGGAGCTATTGTTTTTGCTAAAAATCCTAATATTTCATTATTCATCAAGTTAATTTCATTAGAATCTACTACTTTATTATTTAATTCATCGATTGAAGATTCTAGTATTTCCATACATTGAAGTAATAACTGTAGATAATACTCTTCTGTTTTTTTCACATTACCACCTTTACTTTTTCAGTGATTTTTTAATATTAATCATGAACTCTTTGTCTAATTTATCTTTACTCTCTTTTGTAGTGCCGATAAAATTCCTTACATTTGTTCCACTTACTGGAGGCTTAACTATTGTAAAGTCTTGTTTATGATGACCATATCCATATTTTTTAATACTAAGGCTATTTTTATTGCTTTTTAAACTATTATACATCTTACCAGTGTTATACAGAGCTTGTTCCCCTGCACGATATGATGTCTCACCAAGTTTTAATTCTTTACCATCAGCACCAACGCCTTTATCAATATTTATCTTTGTTCCTTTTGCTGTATCTTTTGCATATCCACTTAAATACTTATTAATGTTTTTAGGTATTTCATTTGCAAGTTTTCCAAAATCAAAATTAACTTTAACCTCTATTTTCATTAGGTTGCTCCACTATTTCTGTAACATTCTGCTCCTTATTAACATCTATGATATTTTGTGCTTGATCTAATGTAATATCTTTATTATCTCTGACCATGATTTTAGCTCTGGTTGTAAGATTGTTTTTAAGGTCAAATTCATCTTTAAGTATTTGATCTTGAACTGTTTTAGGATACTCTACTTCTTGAAAATCAACTCCAAACTCTTCT